TTGGACGACCTGTTGAAGTGTATGGATTATATTCTGAATATATTATCTTCTCATAAGTTTTTAGTCCGTTTCGTTCTATTTCGTATAGGTTTTCTAATATAGTTTGGTCTTGTTTTTTGTAATGATGAAATAAATTTTCTGCTATTGGTTTTAAGTATTCCGCATGTTTCAACAATGGAATCAAATCGTTGATGTTTTGTTTGTCGTGATGTATTCTATTGTAATGAAAGTGAGCGCTTGTCATATGCTGTTCTGATTCATATGATTTATTGTGTTGTAAATAATAAGACCAATTCATATCACGAATGTCTTTACTGATTACTAATGTATTGTGATAATATTGTTTTAAATCTTGAACGAATATAGTTTGTTCAGTTTCAATCAATTCAATATTGTCTTGATATTTTTCTGTATGGTGAATTGGAACGATATATTGTTCGTCTTGAAAATCAACATAATAACAACTCACACGATTTTCTTGTGGATGTGCTTTGACATCTGAATACATTTGTAATAATACAAATGGTTTTGATTGTATTTGTTGTTTGAGTTGATTGAATAGTGTATTTGTATTTACTATAATCATTATAACCTTTATTATAAGTATTGATTTATTTAATCAAAATGTAATTTTTTTAATCACTTACTGCAGTAAACTCTGCTTGTAATTCCGTGAGCTCTTTTATTTCCTCTTGTACTCTTTCTAACTTTAATTCTAATTTTTTTAATCTTTCTTCACGAGATACTTGCATAGCTGTTCCATAAATTTGACCAGGTCTCCAACCAGTATCTTTATCAGGGTCATAGTTTGGTCTATTGTCACCTTTCTCTTTAGTTTCTTTTCTTTTTGCTCTATTAAGTTCAGTTTTTCTTGCTCTTCTACTTCGTGCACCCTCGTCATCCACAAGCCACTGCCAAAACAATACTACTGGTTGAAATATAGTTTCAACACCCTCACCAAAAGTAGTAAAGAGACTATCATCTTTTCTAGCGTCAATTTTTTTCTTTAATTTAGTAGCTTCCTCATCCAACTCTGCTATCTCTGCTTTGATATTTTCCATAGCTGAAGCTATTAAGAACTCTTCACCCGTAAGAAGTGTTTCTATTTCATAAAAGTCGTTTTCACTCATTTCACCATTTTCTTGTTCTGGATTATCTTCAAGATGTTTACTCATATCTAATCTCATTTTTGCACCTATTTGTGTTTCCCAACCTGATGTTGATAGAGTGTGTCCAATTGTGAATATTTGGAAGTAAGTATTTTCTCTATATATTTTTGGTAAGTAATCTACTTTAAATATATCACCTGGCAATAGACCACTTAATCCGTCTATCGTCATATCTATTTCAATTGGTATGACTACTTTTCTCTTTCTAATGTTTGAATCCACATTCTTTTCTGTTGCCTGATTAATCAGATATTTCATTCTTGTTTTAAAGTAATTTGAAAAGTTTCCATATCTATCATAAACACCTATACCATTTATGAATTGAGTTCTTTGTTCTTCTATCTTCTCTCTTACTTTTTCCGTATCTTCATCAATTTCATCTATTTCTGCAAATTGAATACCAGCGTTATCATCTAATTGGTTGATTTCTCCATATTCCGAACCTGGTATTGGGCCACGTCCACTCATTATAGGATTATCTTCTGTTGTGTCTACGGGAAATTTAAACTCTCTAAATATCGGGTCATTTTTATCATTATCCCCTTTACCATTACCACCTGCATTATCTTTAAATTTTTGACTATTCAACAACAATGAATATGCTTGTAAAGTTAAATTAGGTTTATCTTTATTTGCAAACACTCCACCCTCGATAGCTGTATTGGTTCCATAGTTTGCTATGGTAGCTGCTTTTGAACTAATCTTAACTGATAAGTCAAAAGACTTTACGATAGAATTCTTTGAATATAATGGAAATACAAACATGCCCTTTCTATTCTGACCTTCTAAATCTGAGTTCAAAATCTTACTATAATTTATAAAATCTTCTCGTTGTGAATGAGATTCTGGCTCAGCAGGGTCTTCTGGTTCAACCCCTTCAGCATCCGTTATGAAAATTCTTCCTGTATTTATTGGGTCTTGTCCCAATTGAAAGTTCCAAAAGTGTCCATATTGATTCGATACATCTGCCCAAAAGGCTCTCATCCCCTCTGATAATGAATTCATTGATTGAAAATGTTTTTGGTAAAACTCTATTGGGAATACCATATTTCTTATAACACCTTTTTCACCAGCTTGAAATGGTTGGAACTTTTGGTCAATTTGTTCGTAGATAGTTTTTATTCTAGCTAATTCAACTCTTGACTTCCTATCATACACTATTCTTGATAATACTTTTTTTCTACCCTTTAGGTCTTTGAATGTTGACCTTACCTTTGGATGAGACTTGTTCGGTAATATAACACTATCCAAACCTAATGAATATAAATTTTCTGCTGTGTGACACAATGTAGGTATTAATGCTCCTTTACCATCTTCAGTCTTTCCAAGTTCGACACTTCTAACTTCTTGGAAGTTTCCTTCACCATACGAGATATTAAAGAAACTACTCAATATGTGGTCTTCAAACCAACCCCAACTCAACAAATACTTTTTCTGTAATGACTCTGGTACTTCGGTTCCGAGTAAACCACCATCAAGACCAGCGTCATCAACTATCAATTTCATAGCTCCATTTTTGAACCAAACTTTTAATGTTCCTGCAAATATAATTGGCCATCTTAATCCTTCTTTAAAACCTTCCATTGATATTTTGATTGATTCTCTAAGTTGTCTATTTGAACCAAATACATAAAGTGCTTCAGCGGCTTGAGATAATGCTGCTCCAGTTAATGCGACACTTACTGAAGTAACCGTACCTATTATTGCACCTGCTATAGCGAATGGAATTGTAGCTATTCCAAGTCCTGCTGCACCACCAGCTACTCCACCAACTGTTGCTCCTGCTATGGCTGAAGTTTTAGCTATTTGACCCCAATCCAATGGTTCTAATTCTTCTTCGGTTGCAAGATATTTATCAACCACTTTATCAAGATTTCTTATTACTGATTGATAACTGGCTTGAGTTTCTTTTAATTTATTCAACTGATTTAGAGCGTCTAAATTTGGTTTTGTTTTAAATGTACCATCAGTATTTTTTTCACCCTCTGCCAGTCTTCTGTTTTGTGCAGCTGCTGCCGCTGGTGTTAGTGTGTTTGGTACTTCGTCTCCACTACTTTCTTGATTTTGAGTGGTTTGATTCATAACATTCTGACCTCTGGTATGAAGTGTAATCGTTCCTGTATAACCACCATCAGTCCCTAATTTATAGGTATAGTTTGAAACCGTACCAACATTACAATAGTAGCTTCCTGCTCTGGCTAATTGTTTAGTATAGACATCACTAAGTAAGTCTTTCATATCATCGGTAGTGAGTTCTGCCACTTCATAGTCTAATTCTTTATCATCAATACCCCAACCAAATTCTACTGCCATAAGTTGTCCGTGTCGTAAGAATGTCGGTTCAATTCTTTCTTCAAAATCAATTGGGTCTGGACAAGCCCAAGATATTTCAATCTGATTTACATAAAAACTTTTTTGTGATACTGATATACTTGTAATTCCTGCTTCACCTCTGAATGTTTCACTTGCTAAATTGTCTTTGGTTATGTTTTTATTGAAAGTTAATGGACGATTTATTTGTGTGTTTTTTTCAGTATCGAAATAACCACCAAAACTAATTGGTTTATCTGCCAAGTCTTGTCCCTCAACACCAGGTTGAGCTATAGCTGCAGTAACTCTTGCCCAACAAGCTCTGAAAATACCTTGTTCGATAGGATTACTTTGGTCTTGTGGTTCTAATATGGTTGAATTAAAAAACGGGTCACCTGCTCCTACTTTGAGTCGGTTGATGGCATCTATTTTTCTAAACAATGCCCTTTGAACTGCTGGATGTATTGGCCTTTGTCCTATCATTTTATTTATTTATTTTTTTGAATTCTTGTAATATATTGGTAATGTTTTGTGGTATACGATATTCTTTACCTGGCACGACATACATAGAACCTCTATTTTCGTTGTTTGCTCTCGCTATTATCCACCACAATTCTGTTTTACCATAAACATCAAATGCCAAATTACTAAATGTTTTACCGAATTGTCCACGAATGAATGTATCACTATCTTGTATAGGGATTACGGGATACTCAACACGATTCAAATATCTTGTATTATTTTCATCTCTTAATATTTTTGAATTATCATATCTCATTGACTAGCCCCTTGAGTAGTTTGTTGAGTAGCTCCTGCTTGAGTAGTAGTGGTGTCTTTTGGTTTAGCTGGTGTGTTTCGTGCAACTACTCTTTTACCAACATTACCCTCATAATTTTTACCTAACATAGTTGGAACTTCTTTTCCGATGTATTGGAAATCTAAAGATATATCACATACGTGTGGAAATTGTTTTCCATCTTTGGTTTCCCAAGGTGAAGTATCATTAACCGTAACATTAACTGAATTGAAAAAACCAGGTGTATTGACAAACATATCACCCATTGTTAAGTACACAATTGGTGCTACGGGTCTTGTGTTTAAATCATTTGGATTCAACAAGTTAGTAGTTTCGTTATCTGTAAAGAATTGTTTAAATTGTGGTTGAACTAATCCTTTTAGGTAATTTACTTTTTCCCATATTGTTTCTATATCACTTTCATTCAGTGCTACGACTTTTAAATTAAATGCTATTGTTCTGTTCATTGTTCCGTAAACATAAACTGAGTCTGGTCTACCAATGTAATTTATTGTCGTTGGTGTTTGTGTTGAGTTATCTGTAATACCACTTATCAGCGCTGGAAAGATTAACCATCTTCCGTTAACAGCGTCTCTGATTCTAAATTTTATAAAATCTTTTGGTAATGGGTCACCACCTTTAGTTAGTTTTTTTAATTCACCTCTATCACCACCATAACTAACTTGTAGTTTTCTTGAACCTTTTGTCTTGACATTAAAGAAGTTTGCAGCTTCGACATTTCCACCTCGTTTTTTTAAATCACGCTCAACTCTTCTTGATGTTTCATATCGTTGTCCTTCGTTCAGACCAAATAACGATAGTAAAAATCCACCAAAACTTTCAGGTTTATCTAAATGTCTTTGTTGTGAAATGTTATTTGGTAAACTTAAAATTGTTGATAATGGATTATATATGTTGGTTCTTTTGTCTCCATTCTTAGATTGTAAAAATAATTGTTTTAGTGTAAAGATTCTTCCTTTGCCTGTTCCTAAAAACTTACCGACTCTTTCTGCGTCCTCTATGGTTCTTTCTGCTTGTAATGCTATACCACCTCTGAATAAACCACCATCGTTTTTTGTATTACGATATCTCTCACCGACATCTTTTTGAATTAGTTGTCCATCATCTGGCTGAAACTTATCATAATTAGATTCCGCATTGTTAACTCTTTGAGTAGATAAATCTTCTTTATCATACTCGATTCGTTTTGCTAAGTTTGTTTTTAAGTCAATTAATGCCATTATTTATTCTACTCGTATATTGTTGTTTGTGAGTTAGCTGCTGTTGTACTAATTAGTTCATCCATTTTTTCTTTGTCTTCACTAAATCCAGCTTTTAGTATTTCGTTTGTCTTCTTTTGTAAATCTTGTACGGTTTCCTCTGCTGCTACCGCTTCTCCACGAGATATCTTGGTTAATTGGTCAACTGTAATACCAATAGAATCTGCTAATGACTTTCTTTGAACTACATTCATAGCTTGTAAATCACCCATTGAACCAACTTGTTGTTGTATTTCTTGTGTTAATCCAGCGATGTCTCCATCAAGTGCTAATTGTCTTGCCTTTTCAAGATTTAAATTTTTACCTGTTAATACTTGTGCTTCAAATTCATTTGTTAAACTTGATTCAAAATCTAATAAACTATCTGCCGCAGTTAAAATAGTTGATAAGTTGGTTCCGATTTTTGCTGCTTCGATAGCTGCTTGTGCAAATCCATCTGCTCCACCTTTTGCAAATGCTGCAAACTTTTCAGTATTTGCTGCTATATCTTCTATGACTTTACCAGCTGCTACACCCTCTTGTTTAGCTAACTGACCAATGTTATTTATTATGGCTTCACTTTGGTTAACTGATACTCCTAATGTGTCAGTTAAAGCTTTTTGTAAACCAATAACATCTTTAGTGGCTACACCAAAACCTGCTGATAATCTACCTATGTCTGCTATGTTTTTAGCATTAATACTATCTAATGTTCCAAATGTATCAAGTAATTCACCAGATATATCTTTAGCATTTTTACCAGTTCCTATTAGTTGTGCATTTGCTTTACCCAACTCCATTTGTAAACCGGCAGCTTGTTTCATTGATACACCTAATTCTCCTGCCATATCACGAACATGCGTAAATGCCTTAGCTAAGAGTCCCACTACTACAAGAAGAGCTGCTGCTATTGCAGTATATGGATTTTTCATCACTTCAAGATTAAGTAGTTTTTGTAGAAATGTTTGTTTTTCCGTAGCGTCTCCTTGGTCACCTATTGATTCTAAAGTAGCTTTTTGTAATTCGTCACCTAAATCTTGAAGATTTAATTGTTTGGAAAGAGCTTGGCCTATGAAAGGCAAAGCTTCTACTTGATTTTGAATTGAATCACCTAAACTTTTTGCTGCCTCACCTTGTTTCTTTTGAACTACATTTCTTTCTTCTTCTAAAGCTAATATTTCAGAAGACATATCCTCTAAAGATTTTAGTAATCCAGACTCCTCTTTAAGTTCTTTTATTTTAGCTTTAGCAACTTCCAAAGACTTTTGTTGTGCTGCTGTAAGCTTTTTCTGCTTTTGAAGAAGCTCACTAACTATTTTCTCCTCTTTTTGAATCTCTGCTTTAACTGCTGCTAATGTTCTTTCATCACTCACGGTTGAATGTCCTGTTATGTTGTTTTAGTGTATTGAAACTTATTATATTGATTACTCAAGATTATACTTCTTGATTAATTCTCTAAACTTTGGATTATTCTTTTTAGCATCTTTGATTGCTGCCAACATATCTTTTTCTATTTTTTGAATATTTTTTTTATGTTGTTGAATTTTTGGATTTTTATCAAGAGCTTTTTGGAATTTTGCTGGCGCACGACCTGTAACTATTTTAGTTATAAGTCCACCGAGAAATTCTCTGACCAAAGCTTTATTTTCTTTTACAAATTTTCTATTCATAGTTTTTTCCTAACAATAAATATCAAGTTTTAAGATTTTTGGAATGTTGGACGAGCAATCTCTGATGTAGAATCTGTTGAAGCTTTCTTGTAAGATTCTGCTTCTTTCTCTTTTGCCGCTATGAGCTTTCTACCATAGAATCGTCTTAAAGGGACTGGCATATTGTAGAGTTCATTGTGGTTGAACCCATTACCATAATAGGCGATGTTGAAGATTTCTTCGTGAATAGCCGCCCTATTCTCTGGCGGCTGGCCAAAAAAACTCAGTCCCGAGTGGAACATCTACTTTATGTACATTTCCTGTTTGACTCGTATAATCAAACTTCAACTCAATGTCAGGATTAACCTTATCATAATGTGCTCTGAATGCTCTTGAATCTAATGCCAAGAACTCATTATCAATAAAGTTATTGATTGTTTTTTTGTTGGTATCTCCATCAATTGATACGATTTGATACTTTAGTCTTGTAGTCAAATTCATTGATATACCTGTTAGTTCTTCTGCTTTTTCATAAGACTTCATTTCTTCATTAAAGTCTTTTTCGTCTTTATGTGTTAGTAATTTAAATTCAATTACTCGTTTGGAATTAGGTAGTTCAAATTCGAATTTGTTACCATTTTCCATAAGTTTACTATCCACTTCTTTGTGTTTTAATGTTGTTAGGTCTACACAATGCTCTACTTTTTCCTTGGTGTCTGGGTCAGTAATGTTAGTCCAATACTCTTTACCATATCCCAAAATACGAGTTCCTATCATAAGTGCATTTTTGTCACCAACTAACATATCATTTAACTTAACTTCAGAATTTGCTATGACACTTTCTAAAAGTCTGTCAACTACTACACCTTGTTGAATTAAGTTTGAAGAAGTTAAGATATCTTCTTCTTTTGCTGTCATATATTTGACATCTATTGTTCCACTACGCAAAGGACTATCTTCAGGATATAATAAACCCTGTGATGGTAAAGATAGAACTTCAGTAGGAAATCCATACTGATTTTCAGCCATTTTTACTCCTTGATTATATAAGATTAATAACTTATTATTTTTTCATTATCTTTTCAGCACCTGCGATACCGAAAGAACCTAATGTTACGAATACAAATGAATTGTATACCATATCATTTATAACTAAATCTTTTCCCCAAATTCCTGTTGCTAAGTCAACCACTGCAAATAGTGTCATCACTGCAAATGATGCGAAACCAATTACTGCTTTTTCATTTATATCGTTGTCGTCTTTAAACATAGCCCACATAATTTTTCTCCGTTAGAATTGTAGTATTGCGTAGTCGTACTGAAGTGTTAAAGAAACTTGTGCTACTTCGTTTGAAGCGTAGTCCATATCACTCCAATCTGCTGATTGAATGAATGCACCTTTTAATGTCCACTCTTCAACTTTATCACCGACTGGCCCTAATACATTGAATGTAATATCTTTCTTGTAGAAGTCAGAATATCCATCACGACCTGTTACTGATTCGTGGTGTAATCTAACCCATTCTATAACTGATTGTGCACCTGATGGTACGATTGGGTCGTATAAGGTAACATTTATAGGTTGCCAACTTGCTTTACCTTTCACATATCTCTTGACATTTATATGGTCAAGTGTAATTGTTTCGAATTGAATTGAAGGTCTTGCCATTGTTTTAACAAGATATGCTGGTATTCCGTCAATTTCCATAACGAAACGATTTGCTGTTTTTGGTTCAAACGGCGTAAAAAATATATCATTTGGGTCAAGCATTTCAGCCATTGTTTTTCTCCTATAAAGAATTTTCTTATTACATTAATAAATATAAGAAACTTAAAAAAAGTGACTACCAAATAACATATACTTTTAGAAGTTTTTTAGAAGTTTTTAAAAAAAAGCTTGACTTTTACAAATAGTATTATTATATTATAGTGTAATGATAATTGATGAAGGAAATAAAATGATTGAAAATAATGAAATAATTACGACTGATACCGAAGGTATTTATATGAGAGATTATCAAGATACTCTTGTTCCAAGAGCTTTTGGTTTTGACAATAGGACATTTACTATGAATGTCTATCAATATGCACACAATCCTATGGAATTGTATGAAGCTAATCAGAATCAACCTGAATTAAGGTTAGAATATTATGAAGCTCCTTATCTTGAACAAGCTTGTTACAAGGATATTCCTATGATGTATAGGTTTAACCCAACTATCAGAAATCTAATGAGAACGGGTAATTTTAGAATTAGGTATAGGGGTTGTAGTAAAACACAATACGGGTATAGAAGAGCCCAAGGTTATTGTTTGGCTGAATATGCCGATACCTTTGCTATATATCCAAAATAATTTATTTCCAATCAACGCGATCCAGTTAAAACAAAAAACCCCCAAATAAATGGGGGTTTTTTTTATTCTTCATTTCCTATTATATTACTCAGGAAAAGTTGCTCCTGTTGGTTGAACCACAAAGTCCAATACAATGAACTCAGCTGTTCTTGTAGGTTGGATAAAGATTTGACCAACTAATTGGTTTCTATCTACAACATCTGGTGTGTTGTTTGATTCATCCATTACTACTCTGAATGCTGTTAGTCCGGCATTTGCTTGAACTTGTTCCATATATGGATTTACAATATTCAAGAAACGACTTCTTGTTGCACTTGTGTTTTGTTCAAACACTAAGAATCTTGAAGTTGATGCGATAAACTTTCTCAAGTTAATCAATAATCTTCTTACATTAATTCTATCTAAAGCACTTGGTTTACCTTGAAGTGTTTTCTGACCAAACACTACTACACCTTGACCAGGGAAAGTTGCGATAGGATTAATACGATTTTCGTATAAATCATCTCTTTCCAAGTTGGTTAGTCTTGTTTGTGCTTCTAATACTTCTGTTAAACCACCACGATTTAAACCTGCTGGTGCGAACCACTCTTGTCCGATTCTATCAGAATTTGAAAATACTCCTGGTAGAACTACTGAAGGTGGAACCCAAGTTGGTTTATTCTTTACACTATCAAGTATCTTAATCCAAGGATAGTAAGTTGCTACATAGTTAGAATCGATTGCTTTAACATCATCCTTTGCTCCTTGAATTGTTCTTCCGTAAGATGAACCATCCAAGATAAAGAAACAATCTGCTCTATCTTCAACTTTGTCTATCGCGTGATTTGTTACACTTGGGTGTAATTCGTGAATAACACCAGGTATTGATAATAAGTTGATATCAAACTCATCAGGATTAGACACCGCATCGATTGCTCGTTTGAATGCTATTGAACCTGTTGCTGTTGCTGAACTTAAGTCAAACCCTAATGTATTAGCTGCTGTAATGTTTGTTCCTGTTTTTCTGTCTGTCGCTGGATTTGAACCATCGAATCCGCCTTGGAAAGGAACAACAAATTTTAGCTGTCTGTAATCAGAACCACTTAATGATAATCGATTATCACCTGCTGAGTATTGTGTACCCAATGTTGATGCGTCATCATTACCAAATGCGTCTTCTAAACTCATTGTTACATTGTTTCCTACTGCCGCACTTGTTGGTAGTGGTGCTAAATAGTTTTGACTATCTTTACTATTGAAATCAAATCCATAGTAAACATTTTGGTCAAATGAATCACGATTATTCTTCTGTCCATTACCACTTGTTGTTCCAACAAAAGAACAAGAAGGGAATGTCATAGCTACTGTACTACCTGAAGGTGTTGCTAATGTAGTGTTATGTGGTTGTAATAATTTTGCAAATCCCATAGGAACTAACTCTTCTGCTATTCCTGTAAGATTATCAAAATTACTAATGTAAATGTATTGTGATTGGTTTGGATAATCACCATTATGAGTTAACTTACCATTTGAATCTATTGTAGTGTTTCTATCACCGATTGCTCTTGGTAGATAATTTATACTATCTTCATCAAAATTCAGAGCTGTAAAGTTTTCTAAGATTGTTCCGTCGTCTAACTGACCAGGATTATTTACAATGACTTGTAAATCAAATTGTCCGAAGTCTGAACCTGGAACATCCACTGCTCTTTTAACATTAGAAATACCAACTCTGTATTTAGAGTTCATATTACTTCCGTGTGAACGAGTGTTAACTTTAAATAAATTTGTTCTTGCACCATTTACTAATTGTGATTGTATGAAAGGTGTTGTTGCTACATTGTAGTCAAACGAAAATCCTTCATCACTACCACTATTAACCGATACAAAATCATTTGCACCTGCTGCATTTTGTGTGTTTTGGAAGTTTGAATATACATAAACTGCTTGATTTGAGTCTTGTGGATTCTCACTAAACACTTTTGTAATGTAATCAGCTGAACTTGAATCAAATGACAATGCAAAAGCTGATGTGCTTCCATTGTTATCTGTATCAAGGTTCAATGTAAATGAACTTGCTGAAGGTATTCCCATTACGATTGAAGCACTTGCTGGCCCTGCTAATTCTGTTGCGTCGGGGTCTGTCGCGCCTCGTGAAGGTTTTAGAACTGCTGCTACTCGGTTTCCTGCTGAACTACTAATTGATAATGTAATAGTGTCATTTGCATATCCGCCTAATCCTAAAACTCTTACTATTGTTACTGTACCTGCACTACGAAGATATTGCTTCGCAGTAAAAGGAACATAAAAATCTTGGTTTTCACTACCAAAGATTGTTTCAAACTCACCGAAGTTTCTGATAGTCGTTGGAACAAATGCTGGTCCTCTTTCCGTTGGCCCAATCAATGCCGCTCCAATTTCCTCAATCCCTTGTGGTAAGAATGTTAAATCCTTTTCTCTGGTAAAAACACCAGGACTTACTATTCTCTCGGCCATTATTTTTCTCCTAAATTAAAATTATATGGTAAGAATAAATATCATATAATTTTCTCAAAACTCACTCAGTAAGGTAATTATTTTTCATTTGGTGTAAAAACACCAGTAGATGGGTCTAAATTTCCTGCTCCATACTTCTCATTGAATGATACTACAAGAGCTCTTTCTTGTTTTTGTAGTTCATTTAATTGAGCTTCTAAAGATAGTTTCTCACCTTCAATTTGCTCAGCTCTCTGTTCAACTTGTATACGAGCCATCTCCACTCTACCCAATGCTAATTCAAGTTGAGCATAAGTGTTTTTCAAATTTGATAATGAATCTAACTCTTCTTGTGTGAATTTAATTTGCTTTTTCTTTTTTGCCATTATAACTCCTTGTTGTATATAAATATAAAACTATTTGTTCAAACAATCACATTTTTGTTTAATATCTTCTACTTCTTTCTTTAATTCTTTGATTGATTCTATCAATAATGGAACAATCTTTTCATACTTAACACCTAAGT